TGATCGCCGAGCGTCCCGGCNGGGTAAAAACCTTGAAGCAGCATCCGCGCAAGACAAAACGGCCATCAACATCGAATACATGAAAGCCAGCATCCGTGCCAAGGTGGAGCACCCGTTTCGCATCATCAAGCGGCAGTTCGGCTTCGTGAAAGCCAGATACAGGGGGCTGCTGAAAAACGATAACCAACTGGCGATGTTATTCACCCTGGCCAACCTGTTTCGGGTGGACCAAATGATACGTCAGTGGGAGAGATCTCAGTAAAAACCGGAAATAACGCCAGAAATGGTGGAAAAAATAGCCTAAATAGGCTGATTCGATGTGTTTGCGGGAAAAAAATCGGCCCAGATCCGCGAAATTTTAATCAGCGAGTCAGCTTGGGAAGAAATGACCTGCTTATTCGCACCTTCCTTAAGCGTTGCACTCAGTTTACTACTGATTTTTATTTATCCCACCTTCATCTATCCAGCGGGTAACTGCCTTTCTACTGTAGCGAGTAGGGTATGTTAGAACTGGGTTCGGAAAACCATGATCTTTGCGTAAACGCCATACAGCTGTTTTTTTCTTTCCTAGTAATTCGAATACTTCTTTCTCTTCCATAAAGTCTGTAGAAGTCATAAGCACCTCATTCAAAATTACCGTTAAAAATACATGTTCCACACCCACCGCGAGCCCCTTCAGTACAAACATCACAGCGGTCTACTTTTTTACGAGGTTGTTCTTTGATGTGCAGCCTTGGTTCCCCGTCTTTTGGCTCCGGCCATGAACGCTGCTTGTTTACCGCCAGCTTATCGATCATCGCCTGGGTAATCTGATCATCAGTGATGCCAGCCCGGCGCTGAGCGTCCCACAGCAGGAACTGCATATCAGCCCATTCTGACAGGTCGCCGGGCTGTTCAGCGGCTTCCAGTGCTTCTTTGCTGAGGTGCTTCAGCGGACCTACCGGGCCGACAACTCCGAACGTAGCCTGTGACCACTTGGCGTGCTCGTTGCGTACCTTGTCTCTGTCCATTGAGGCCAGCGCCATGCGAGCCAGTTCCCTGACCACTTCAGGTGGCGCATATCGGTCGTTCAGGTCATCCCACAAATGAATCATCTTATCGGTGTCGTCTTTGTGAACTTCGTCGTTAGTGCCCGCCAATGCTGAAATAACTGCGTCGGCGGCATCAATGATTTGCTGTGTCCGCTCTCTGGTTAATTTGCTGGTCATTGGTTGGCTCCTTCGATAACAGGCATAAACGACAGGTCAGCAAAGAACTCACCAAACCCAAAGCAGACGGAATAGGCCAGGCGACCGTGATGCTTGTAGCCAGGATTGGTGATATCGGTAGTCGCATACGTCGCGGTGATTTCTGCCACGACTTCTTCAGGTTTTGATGGAGTCTCTACCCACGGGATACAAATAAGGTCAAAGTCACGCGCCATCGTTCCGTGAATAGCCATTGCGTAACCGTGCTTGCGGGCTATCTCCGCCAGTGCCGGGTAAAGTGCGCAGTACACAGGGGCAAAATTTGCAGGTTTCATCTACTCAGCCTCCACCTTGATGCCAGCGGCGGACGAGAACAACTCAAGCGCCAATCGCACTTGATGCTCAACTTCATCAGCTAATGGGGATTTGTAAGTATTCCTATAGTCCGGCAGCTTCACAGTGACGGTGCGGGATTCCAGGCCTTCAGCAGGCTTAGTGCTCCAGCCGTGCCACCACATGAAAGCGCAATAAGCGGCAACGTCGCGCGGATCACCTTTGGCGATATGCTGGTGAAAGTGCGCCTGGCATTGACTTGGCCACCCATCCTGTTTCCAGTCCGCGTCGTAGCCGTATTTTAGTTGGGCCTTGTACAGCTTCTCTGCCAGGGCAGTGCAGAAGTCGGTCACCAACTTCTGCGTATCCGGGTGAAGTCCTAATGGCATAACTGGCACCTGCTGCGCCTTCTCCAGCGCCTCTACCAGCGCATCAACGTAGCCAGCGGCACGGAGGGCAAACTCCGTGATTGAGAGCTCAGCGTCAGTTTCTTTCCCGTAGCTTTCGCACTCCGACACAACGGCAAAATAGTCAGAATCAATTTCGTTATCTGCCAGGTGGCGTAGCAGGTCGGCTGTCTGCTGCCCGTTTGCAATCAGCAACTCGTTCCGCTGCGCCAGTTCGGTGATATCAGTCATGGCTGGCCTCCTTACCACGACTAACAGACAAGTTTTTATTCACGATGGCATCCATCAGACGTGTTGCAGCCGCCTTTTGAACAGATACATTCGCAATGACCGTTGGCCTGGCTTTCTCACAGCTGGCACAAATTCCATCCCAAGATGAAATGAGGAAAAAATCTTCGCGCTCGGCAATGCCGGTATTCATTACCAGGTCCTCAATCATCAGCGTGACCCCGCGAACTCCCCGACCTTCGCTTAATCTCTGCACTGCGTAGCCGAAGGCGTTGATCATCACAGCATGGAACTGGATATACTCGCGTTTATATTCGGCCTGATTCGTACCGCGGCGAATATCATCTAAGCCTGTCAGCATAAGCCATGCATTCCATAATCCTTCAAGATCATCCTGCGAGCAGGAATCTGAAAATTTTGCGGTGGCATCACTAAGGGCCTTGAAGCTCACCCACTTATCGCTTTTAGCGGAAACGACGTTATGTTCAAAATCTGTTATTTCTGAAAAGACGTCGTGTGAACTTATAAAGCTGACCATCTCCTGCGCGTTCTTATCGCGCCCGTTATAGGCCATGTTGATAGCCGCAGACGGTTTCGAAACATTGTTGTTAATGTCCGAGAAAAACTGCTGCCGCGTTTTCAGTGGCAACTGGAGAGTAAGCATCATCGGCACATGGAGCGTCTCACCAATGGTGCGGCAATACTCCGCAATCCCTGCTGCGCGATGTTGACCATCAAACAATTTAATCTCTGCATCCATCGGAAAACGGGCCACCCCAACATTAGTGTTTCCGAACTCTTCGAATTCAACATACGAGTCGCAGTTACCTACAAGCGGCGGAATAATGAATGGTTCCTTGTTCTCGTATGCTTCAACGAGATACTGATAAAACTTTTTCGCCCTGGCGGGGTTCAGTTCTCGCTGAGATCGATCAAGGGTATCGCCGTAGTTATCGCTGGCGAGGACTCGCGTTAGTGTCCGCGCAGGTACTGTCAGCATCAGGACAATTGAATCCCCCCTGAGTTCCACGCGACGCCGGAAATTCAAAGAAATGATCGCCTATTTTGCTCATAATGATTCCTCCCCAAGCACCCAACGAAGTGCGCTTGCATACTCACCCTCGGCAGATTCCAGGGCTTTTGTGATTTCTTTGCGGGTTTTCAGGCGAGGCTTTGCATCACCGAGGATCTGTCGCTGGCGACGGGCTTTTTCATGGCCGGTAGTCCCAGCGGTCGCAGATTCAATCTCTTTAACTTTTTCCCGCTGCTCTTCCGGGGGAAGCGTGCCAAGCTGGCGGGCTTGGGTAACGGTTACTGTTCCAGATTCCACCGCTTCCCTGACGGCCTGAGTAGCATCGAGGAGAGACAGCGTTGCACGAACGGTCTGAACGCTGCAGCCAAACAACACCGCAATGTCGTCCTCATCGAGCCCGCGGTCGAGCTGGTCTGACATTTTTTTAGCACGGCCAAGCGGTGTATCAGGTCGGCGAATTTCGTTTTCGCTGACCATGTATTTAGCCATCTGATTTGCTGATCCGCGCTTAACGACCCCAGGAACAAGCAGGGGTTCTTTGCCCTCTTTCAAAAGAAGCTTATTTGCCTCCAGGGTATGCTTTACGCGCTGACGGCCAACAACTACGCAGGTAAGCCCTGATTCTGGGTCTTTCCAGACGATAATCGGCTCCAGTACACCCAGCTCCTTGATGTTAAGAACCATCCCTTCGTCGATAGGAAGGTGGACCCGTTCATCGTAAAGCGGGTGAGTTTTGTCGGTGACCAGATGCAGGCTTTCAGGTTCGAACGTTAAAACGTTCGTTTTGCCGCTGGCCCCGTATACAACCTTTGAATCTTTAGCCATCAGACAGCCTCCGCATTGCTGGGGAAGGTGCGAATAAGCAGGTCATTTCTTCCCAAGCTGACTCGCTGATTAAAATTTCGCGGATCTGGGCCGATTTTTTTCCCGCAAACACATCGAATCAGCCTATTTAGGCTATTTTTTCCACCATTTCTGGCGTTATTTCCGGTTTTTACTGAGATCTCTCCCACTGACGTATCATTTGGTCCACCCGAAACAGGTTGGCCAGGGTGAATAACATCGCCAGTTGGTTATCGTTTTTCAGCAGCCCCCTGTATCTGGCTTTCACGAAGCCGAACTGCCGCTTGATGATGCGAAACGGGTGCTCCACCTTGGCACGGATGCTGGCTTTCATGTATTCGATGTTGATGGTCCGTTTTGTTCTTGCGCGGATGCTGCTTCAGTTTT